GACAATGACTTCCGTGACGTAGGGCATCTCATAGCTACGTTACATCAATACTTCACGGAGTATGAGACTATCGACGGCCTAAGACCTGTGATAGTTGACGGAGAGCCGTTACTCGAACAACGGTTTGCCGTACCATACCTCACGGATGGTAAGCTGCTGGACATAGTGTTGTGCGGCACGGTGGATATGATAGGTACGTTCAACGGCATTAACGTAATCGTTGACCACAAGACAACCGCGCTTATGCAAGTGGAGAAGTACCTCGACTCGTACCAGAACTCACCACAGATGATGTTCTACAGTATGATATATAAGAAGCTGTTCCCCAACGAGGAGCGCGGTGTAGTTATCAACGGCATCTTCTTGTCGCGTACTGGTAAGAATAAGTTCCAGCGATCTACGATAATCACATTCCCAGATCACGTACTGGATGAGTTCGCCGCGCATTTGCATAACGTAATCACCGACTTCGCTAACGGTTTATACGCTGTGATAGCAGACGGCAAAGATCCAGAGAAAGAATTCCTACCAAACTTCAACTGCTGTCAGACAAAGTTTGGTGAGTGTAGCTTCTCGCCCGTGTGTACTACGCCACGGCAGGATGATCGCGAGACTCTCGTTACATCTTTGTTCACTACAACTAACACATACGATCCACTAAAATTCCAAGCATGAATGATAAAGAAATAAAATTACGTGCGCTATCCGAGTTCACTCGCGAAGCGCCGAGGAAGTTTGACATAGGCTCTGCGGAACATAATCCAAAGGGCGATAAAGGTTTGTGGCGCATGAGTACAGCACAACTCGTTAACGCACAGAAAGAAGAAGTAATAGATATGTGGCATTATACTGTCGCACTAGAACATAAACTGAAAGCGCAAAACGCTCTCATACTACAACTGAAACATACAATAGCAAACAAAGAACAATGAAAGACGAACAAGACATATTAGCTTTAGCTAAAGCTATAGTAGAGATAGGTCAAGACGACCCAACCAGAATCATACACGCTATAGACGGTGTGAGTGAAAGCATAGAAAAACTTAACTCAACTTTAGCGGAACAGCTAAGACAGATTAAAGTTGAGTTAGATATTATTTCTAGCACCATGCGATAACAAACAAAGAACAATGAGTAAAGCAATAATAGGTATCGTAGGCAGTAGCGGCACAGGTAAGTCCACCTCGCTACGCAACCTACCAGCCGATAAGACATACATAATAGATCTTGAGCGTAAGGGTATGCCCTTCCCCAAGAAGTTCCCACACACATCAGCCTGCTCTAGCGTTAAAGAGTTTAATGATGCGTTAAACGTAGCACTAGCAGACGAAAGCTGCGAAGTGATAGTCATTGAGTCGTTCACAAAGTACGTTGAAATACTACATACATTATCAGATAGGTCTTTCAAAGGCTTTGAAATATGGAACTTCTACAACAGAGAGATCCGTACTATGCTAGATAAAGTTAAGAACGATCATGCTGTCATAGTATTCACGGCGATTGACGAGATCGTGGAGCTGGCGCAACCCAGCGGCAACGCATTCAACGTACGCCGCATCAAGGTGCAAGGTAAGCAACACGCAGGTTGTATAGAGAAGGAGTTGCTTATGGTACTGTTCACGGAAGTTAAGCGTGACAAAGAAGGTAACACGCGCTACGTATTCCAAACGAACAGCGACGGTATTACATCTGCAAAAACCCCGATGGGTATGTTCGATAAGATGTATATAGACAACGACGTTAATGAAGTCATAGAGAAAGCTAAGAAATATTATGCCTGATCAAACACATAACATAGATTGGAATGCGTTTGTCGAAGAGAAGTTTACTCTGTTAAAAGATACAGCAAAGCAACAGTATAACGATGTCGACGAAATGTCAGTAACACTAACAGAGATAATCGAAACCGCTGAGGAACTTCAGAATGATATAAGTGATCTGCAAAATGATGTAGATGAAAACTATATCGTACGACCTAAGTGGCCAGCATACTTCGGTATCGCTGAACTCATCGACACCCTCATTACCGTACTGCCCACACCTGACTACGGTAAAAACGAACATTCTCTGCGACAGTTGCATGAGCTACGCCAAGCGTGTGCTAAAGCAAACATCGTGGACTTAGACGACCTAATAAAACACATAAAGCAATGACGAAAAGTAAAGAAGAAAAAGATTACGATAAGATGGTTGTAAGCGTAGCAACAGCTACGTATGCACAAGCGCAGCTTATTGCAAACAAGCTAGACATTAGTAAGCAGGATTCGTTTCTGTTACTACAAACCATTACGATAGAGAAGCTCACGTATCTCATGGCACAGATGCTCGAAGGAATTTCTTCCGCAAACAGTAGGAGCGCGGTTACGGAGGAACATACAAACAAAGACGCTCCCCACATAGTAACATAAAAAACAAAATGGCAATCATCAACTTAGATGAAATCGCAGATAGCGTAAGACCCTATCTCAAGAAAGACACGTACACAGCACGAATTCTTAGTGCTGAGTTTACGACAAGCAAGGCCGGTGCGCCTATGGTAGTGATGCAATGGGAGCTAGCTGCCCCTGAGTCAATCGAAGATGGCATGAGTGGTAAGACCGTACGGATTGCAGGTTTGCAGTTCCGCGACTACCTATCGTTTAGTGAGAAGGCTACAGAGTTTACGTTTCGGCGTATCAAGGCCTTGCACAAAGCGTTAGAACTCTCGCCGGAGTTTGATGACGAAGACCCTGACGTAGCACAGTATGCTGGTTTAGCTGCTGACGTTACGATAGAGACTGAGCAGCAAGCGCAGACTAACGATGACGGTACGCCCGTCCTCGACAACAACGGCGATCCTGTAATGAACAATAATTACAGGCTCAAACGTGTGCTTCGTTTGAATAAAGAACACACGCTGTAACACACTTGTAGTATAGCGGTACACGGCAGCTACTAAGATGCTGCGTCGTTCATTGATCGCCGCTATGCTACGTTTAATTTATATTGTAACACACAGGTACAAGATTGCTATTAAGATGCAACTGGGTTCGGGTCGCACGGCCCCGTGCAATGTTTTCATGGTTGACATTGCATGGCATTACCTGAGTTGATCGCCCGTGTGTTACAATATAAATTAAACTCATGCCAGCAACCATACAACACACGCCCGCACAGCTACCGTACAAAGGATTAACAGTAATACTAGGTAAGCCTTCGCGCTTTGACCGCGCCCAGTTACTTAGTGGATACGCGGGGCAGTTATTCTATAACGCCCTTAATCCTATACCAAGGCAGACTATCGACGTTACACTCGCCGATAGCATAAACCAATACCCCGTACGTGAAGGCACTAAAGTTGTTCTGTTGCTAGGGCAGAAGGCGTTAGACTTATACAAGTCTGGCGTTACGCTAGATGAGCAGCGCGGTTGCCCGTTCATCATCGACGGCGTAACGTACGTGTGTTCGTATGAACCGCAGGAATCTGTTGATCGTATGGCATACTTCAATGCTAACGATACAGATAACGTAGGCGCAGAGAATGATAAGGGCCGTCACGGTAGAACACGGCGGCCCAATCGTAAGTTCTGGCTGTCGCGTGACATTAAGAAAGCCATAGGGTACTTGACCATCCCACCAGCAGTTACAAAGGCCAAGCATATCTTGTGGCCACGCGCCGATGACGTAATCGCGGAGTTACTAAAGCATAAGGATGAGGTTATGTACTTCGACATAGAAACGAATCGTTCGCTAGAGTTAACGTGCTTTGGGTTTTCGTTTGACGATAAGAAAGCGTGGTGTGTGCCTATGGTAATATCGCCGTTCGCCGGTTACTACTACGAGGACACACCACAGATATTCCGTGCGCTCGCTGTGGCCATGCGCGACAACGAGGTAGTCATACATAACGCGTTGTTTGATTTGTTCGTCCTCGCCTACAAGTACGGCATCCCCGCGCCGCGTAAGGTGTATGATACAATGCTAGCGCATCACCGGCTTTTCCCAGAAGTTGAGAAATCCCTAGGCCATTGCCTTGCGCTATACACAGATCAACCGTATCATAAGAACGAGGGTGTCTTCGATCCCAAGAACCACGATCAGCGCGAAAGTCTGTACGAGTACAACGCCAAGGATGTTATCTCTATGGCACTACTCAAGCCACAGATAGATGCAACAGCCGCGAATTTCAAAGCAACTGATAGCATACGTCAAGTTAACGCAAGCGTTGTGCCGTACCTCACGGCCATGCTACAAGGGATTAAGTATGACGTAGAGAAGCTCGACAGTATCATCAAGCACAACGACAGGTATCAGAACGAACTGCTACGTTTCCTGCGCTTGCTAACAGGCAGCGACCTCAATCCTAACAGCCCCAAGCAGGTGTCAGCGTACCTGTACAATCGCCTCGGCTACAAGAAGCCGTCGAAAGATGTAACGTCCGAGAAGAACTTACTACAGATTAGGTTAAAGTATCCTAGCAACCCTATCCCCACAGTCATACTACGCTACCGCGCTTACTCAAAAGAGAGTGGGCAGCTAAAGTTTCCGCCGTGGAAAGACAACAGGATAACAACATCGTACAATCTAGCGGGAACAACCTCCTACAGACTAGCATCTCGGCGCTTGCTTGGCGAGTGGGGTACTAACGTACAGAATTTCCCGAAGAAACTACGCAAGCTGTTCGTACCAGATGACGGTAAGGTATTCGTGCAAGCTGATCAGTCAGGCGCGGAGGCACTTGTCGTAGCATATCTGTGTACCGCAGGGAATTTCCGCCGCTTGTTCGACCACGGCGTTAAGTCACACATTTACGTGGCGTTGCGGTTGTTCGCAGAAGTTTGGGAAGCGCGGCTTGGTGAATCTATTAAACCATACACGGATGTAGACGTAACAGATTTAGTGCAGAAGCCACGGTGGAAAGAACTGCGCGACATCATAGCATCCTCCGATACGTGGAGCGCAGACAAACGTTACTACTTCATAGCCAAGATGGTATGCCACGCATCCAACTACGGCATGAAAGCGCCGACGTTCCGTGTGAACGTGCTGCAAAAATCCAAGGGCGCGGTTAACCTCACGAACAAACAAGCTACGTACTTCCTCGAAACATATCACGCATTGTTTCCTGAGATACGTAAGTGGCATAGAGATACGATAGCGAAGTTAAAGAA